ATTTTTTAGGATTCTTAAAGAAAAAACGCATTCTTCACGTTCGCAGCTTGCGAAACTTGAAGAATACTTCCATGCGCATCTTTACTGCGCGATTGTACGCCTGTTTGGCTATGCCTGAGATCTTAGACATTCTGTTGTAATGTTCAGTGATGTCTTGCAGTGCTTCATACGCACATATTTCTGCATCAACGGCGTCCACGTACTCCCCCTTTTTGTATATGTACACCTCGCTGGTGCTAGCATACAATCGTGTGATAACGTGAAACGAGTGAAAGGCAATACATAAGTTGTATCGGGCGTCCTCATACTTCTTCTGAAGTTCAGCGGCAACATTGCGTGCGTTCGTATGCATATTATCTACCTTAATAAAGTAGTCCTGTATCTTCTCAAATGCCATTCTGGTCGTACAATTTAGTTTTTAAAGGATAGATACTCTCAAATCCGTTTTCCTAAGGAAAAAAGTGGTGTTGATAAACACCGGTTGTTGTTTTCCTATTTCTTCAGACTAAACTATTCACGCCTTACGGCGGGGTACGCGCGCAGCGGCCCATGCTTTAATAGCATGGAGCCGACGCTCAAACGCGATCTGTTTTAGTTTTTTCTCAAGGTTCACAGGAAACATCTCCTTGATACGCAGCTTCACTGCGCGGTTGTAGTAATATTTAACACACTCTAAGATATCACAGGCTTCGAAGTACTCAATGCGGTCTAACTTGCAGTATCCATCAAAAGCAATTCTTTCCGCCTTACAGGCGGCTAAGTACTGCCTCTCTTTTTCTATGTACACCTCGCTGGTGCTAGCATACGATCGTTTGATTTCATCAAACGACTGACGGATAACCGACAGTTTACATCCGGCGTTACGATACTTAACCCAAGGGTTAACCTCAAGCATGTCCTCAAAGTACTTGTGCTCGCAAAAGTACTTTGTCTCCAGATCGTCAAATGGCATTCTGGACCTACAACTTCCCCATCGAAGTATTTTGAAAAAATAAATCCGTTTTTCCTAAGGAAAAAAGTGGTGTTGATAAACACCGGTTGTTGTTTTCCTATTTCTTCAGACTAAAGACTTACCACTTTCTAGCCGCAACCCATGCTCGAAGAGCAGGGATACGGCGATCGATTGCGATCTGTTTTAGTTTTTTCTCAAGGTTCACAGGGAACATCTCCCTGATACACATCTTCACTAAGCGTTTGTACTCCTGTTTGAACTCATCGTGGTACTTCTTGCGTGGGTCAAAGTGTCTGATGAGGTATACGTAGTATGCCTCTGCAGCACGAAATTGCGGAATAAAATCCGTCTCGTCGTCCAAAACCTTTTTAAGGGTATCTTTAACATTACATGCGTCCTCAAACTCCTTGCAGGCAGAAATATACGATTCCTCTGCGTGGTGATGCATCGCTATATCTAGATCATCCAATGGCATTCTGGTCGTACAAATTCCCCTTCGAAGTATTTTGAAGAAAAAAAATCCGTTTTCCTAAGGAAAAAAGTGGTGTTGATAAACACCGGTTGTTGTTTTGCTTACGCATGAAAGACTTGAATGAATCCAAGCCAAACGCCAATTTCTCTAATAACCTCGACGAATGCATCTCTGCACCGCTGTTCCTCCAGACGGCATCTCTCTTCATCCCACATGGCAAACCCACGCAGGTGTTCGCCTGCGTTGGCACAAAGGTATTGTGCCCGTTGTAAGTCAGTGTATGCGGCATTCCAGATCTGGAGTGTCGAAAAGAAGCGCGGTTGGAACTCCATGGTTCTATCTCTACGATCTCTCTTCTTTTCCAATATAAATCCGTTTTTCATCGAGAAGAGAATCCACATACTGTGCGCATGCGTTCACGTATGCATTCCTGAGTTGAGATACTTCTTCATCCACGATTGTAAATACATGTCTTGCATCGCGTTCATTGGATAGAGTGCGTATATACTCATCTTTTAGCTCAGAATGTCGTGCTTTACATTTCATAGCATACGCATAACTTTGTTCTCGTTCATCATAGGATAATGAGTGTTCGGATTGTATATCATGTGCAACAGTAAGTGCACGTTCACAATGTCGTTCGGATTCATTGTATTTCCATGTAATCTCTCGAGTTTTATCTCGCGATGATTGAAGTTTAGAATATAGTTTCCCGTACTCAAAGATTTTATCATCATATGCTTGTCGAAGTTGAGACAGTATATCCAGAGTTGTCATTCTTGAGTATATCCTTAATACCATCCTGCTGATTCGTTTTCACAGTAAACCTTGAAAAATGGATTTTTTTTCTTCAAAATACCGAAGGGTATCTAGCAATACAACGAGAATGAGCTCTGCTGACCACCAGAACTACACCAACGCCCGTATGGGGCTATTCGCAGCCTCCGAGGCTCGCGATGCCGCATGTGATGCCGCCCGTTACCAAGCGACCATTACACAAATGGCCGCTGGACGGGTATCCTACGAGTATATGGATAGTGAAGCTTATGCAGCCGCTGTGGCTGCCGAAGAGGCGTACCAACGCGCCTTTGTAGTGTACACGAGCGCCAAGCTGGCGTTCGAGCGCGCAGTGAAGCTGCGCAAGGAAGTAAAACGGATTGCACTTCTGGAGAAGAAGAAAAACAGCCCGTTCGAGCGCTACATCCGATCTGTTCAAGATTGGACTGTCAAGCGAAGGAAGAACCGCGGCGTGGAGTAATCTCTCTACGAAGACGATGAAGTTTGAAACCGGTGTTTATCAACACCACTTTTTTCTTTAAGAATCTTGAAAAACGGAATTTTTTTCTTCAAAATACCGAAGGGTATCTAGCAATACAACGAGAATGAGCACTGCTGACCACCAGAACTACGCCGACGCCCGTATGGGGCTAATCGCAGCCGCCGAGGCTCGCGATGCCGCCCGTGATGCCGCCCATGAACAAGCGGACATTACAATAATGGCCGGTGGAGATTGGGAGGTATCCGACGAAGAGTACCCTCGGTACGAGTTTGCGGAAAGTAAAGCTTTTGCAGCCCTTGCGGCTGCCGACGAGGCGTACCAACGCGCCTTTGTAGTGTACAACAGCGCCAAAGAGGCGTACAACCGCACAGTGAAGCTGTGTATCAAGGAGATGTTCCCTGTGAACCTTGAGAAAAAACTAAAACAGATCGCGTTTGAGCGCCGTATCCCTGCTCTTCGAGCATGGGCTGCCGGTAGAAGGCGGTAAGTCTTTAGTCTGAAGAATTAGGAAAACAACAACCGGTGTTTATCAACACCACTTTTTTCTTTGAAAACGGATTTGACACATAGAGTGAATGTGTATTCAACGCAGAATGGATACATGCCCTGCAATCAAGCAAAACGGTTCCGTATGTGGATCGAGGATCTATGGAGCGGACGAGCAGAAATACTGTGGTCGCCATATGACCGTACAGAAAAATCACGGTCCGAATCACTACGAGATTCTACAGCTGAGATACAAACACAAGCGGGAATCGAGTGACCTATATGAGGTATACTACCATCACCGCCTTGGAGTTCAAAAGATGTTTGACAATGCGGAAGGAGACAAAAGGCATGAGATTCACACACGTCTTATGGATATCGATGCTACGTATCGGAACGATTTGAACCTCATGCGACGAGAACACCGCGCAGCCGAGGATACTTTGCTTCGAGAGATCGATGCAAGGGTTCAGGCTGGTGGAGTAGATCCGGATGTAGAGGCAAGGCAGAAGAGGCGCGAGAGAAAGGAGCGAGTGATTTTGCTCCGAGCGGCTCGCGCAGCTCCTCGCGCAGCTCCTCACGCAGGTGCAGGACGCGTGGAGGAAGAACTGGATGTCCATTGGGGTCCGGTAGGAATTGTGGCAGGATTCTATGCTGGAGAGCAGGCAGCTGCTCTCGGCGAGGGTATTCCACATGCTCCGCGTGCTCTTGCTGTCATTGCAGGTGACAAGCAGAGCATTCACACGGTGGAAGTTGTATCCCACATGCGTAGTATTGTCGACAAAGTTCGCAAGGTGGAGGTTCCTTTGGAGTACCAATGGAATACTCGTGTTGTATCCAAGACACCCGGAGAGATTATTGCAGGATGCAAGCTCTCTGGACCTGCAACAGTGGAGATGATACGGCTGTACACGCTGGACACAGCTATCTACGATATCGAGCAAGGTATCTATGGAAAGGTGATGGACTCGATGTGGCAGTTTGTTAAGAACCACCCAGAGACGGAGAGTCTGCGTGTGATCATCAAGGAGGAGATTGAAGCCGGTGTTGGATACTGCGCTCAGGGCAACCTGACCCGTATCTGCAATGTGCTTGCAGGGTACATCGAGGATATCACACCTCCATCGTCTCGCTTCGAACAAGCGAACGACCGTATTCAACAACTTCTTTCAGTAGAGGATGTCAACTCACGGAAGATGAGTGCAAAGGCCATCCTCCTTGAACTTGGATTCAAAGAGGGTGACGCGCACTGGTCTGCGTACATGGAGACTGTTGCATAATTACATGTATAGAGATTTCCAAATCTCAAGTTCTTTTTTATTGTAATCGCAAAGGATCTTCTTTACGACATCTGATGTAATGACGAACGGCAATTGAATGTCCATGTAGAACGCATACTCTTTCATACTTTCATGTTTTGCAACTCGCAGCATATTGATGCGTGTCATCATTGTTTCAACTGCTCGAATCAATGTGCGCACTCCTTTTTCATCTGCAGAATACTCGGAAATCATAGATTGTATTGCCTCTCGTGTGATTGAAATATCTTGATCCGAAAATTTAAGTCGTCCAATAATTTCTGGCCAGATATAGTCTTTCAAGATAACCATCTTGTCTTTTTCGTTGTATCCACTACAATGTATTATCGTCATTCGGTCTTTGAGAATTGGATGAACTTTTTCAATATCATTGAATGAAAACACAAACAAGCATTGAGACAAATCAAAATCAACTCCTGCGAAGTATCGATCATGAAAGTGACTGTTTTGAGATCTGTCAGTTAAATGAATCAGCATACTAATAATTTCTTCTCCTTGAGCAGTTGCAGATACTTTATCGAGTTCATCAAAGTACATCACTGGATTCATAGTTTTTGCATGCATCAGTGAATCAACAATACGTCCCCATAATGAACCTTCATAGGTATATGAATGGCCGATAAAGTTCGCAATATCGGATGCGCCTCCTAATGTGAAAAACTCAAATGGACGTTGTAATACACTTGCTATTGCATTTTTTGCAAAACTAGTTTTTCCAGTTCCCATAGGTCCATGCAGAGCAATCACATTCCCAACGGAGGTTGGGTTGACAATCCACTGTGCAATAATTTGCATAATCTGTAACTTCGCAGGTGCCATTCCATAAATATGTGTTTCCATTCGCTTCCGTGCCTGAATCATGAACTGTGTACACTTATGTTGTCCATCACTCAACTGAATTGGTAATGGAACTGTTTTTCCAAACGGGACACGCATAAATGCATCAATCCAGTTTCGAAGTTTGTGTCCTTCTCCTCCTTCATTTTGAATTTCCGAGAGAGTACTGATCTTTTTAATTGCAGATGATTTCACATAGTCGGAAATAGGTAATTGTAGAACTTTAAATTTATTTGGAACTCCACCGTCATTCAGATCATAGGAGGATACTTGTTTCATCAACTGAACAAGTTCTTTTTGTTTTACGAGGGGTTGAGTGGAAAAGTATTCTTCTTCTGCTCGTGATAATTTCATTGGAAGTTCTTCTTTTTTTGACTTACTTCGTGTAGTGGGGGGATCCTTTGCAGTGACATACTTTTGCAACAAAAACTGAATGAATTCTTCATCTTCTTCTTCTTCATACTCCGACTCGGACGATGTAAGAGTATCATCATCAATCCATGTTGTTCCTTCGTGAGGGTTGGGTCTTCTTCGTTTTACTTTGGGAGGCTTTCCTCCATCTGCAGACGATCCTTCTGAACATGTACGAGTTCGTTGTGCCCTGTTCCTTTTTTTAGGCGGCATCTCACTCTTGCTTGATATCCAAAAGAAAAACCCCTATTCATTTTCCGTAGGTATCCCTAGGAAAAAGGACTTCCGGCACAAGGAGTACATACGCCACCTTTGTAGACTCCAAGTGCACGTTGAATCCGGTAGTCATTTCCATAGCGAATCCATGGATCTTGCGTGGGACGTGTATCTCCTACAACCATAGTCAACTGTTTTTTGTATGCAGTCCAGTCTGATCCATCTCGGATGCATGCAGCTGTGAATGGGTACCCTGCAGATCGGAGTGGGGTTCCGCCGGTTGGCCCAATTGCAAATGGAGGCGACGATACAGTATTCTGAAGAGACGGTCCTTGAGAACTCATTTGTATATACATGAAAAAAATGATAGGGATGTACTCTCAAATCTGTTTCTAATTGTATTGAGTAAAGAATGGATATCACTCAAATTATGCTTGCAGTTGCGACTGCAATCGCTGTACTTCTTGCATTTTATCTATACTTTACGTACTACGGATCCGGAACATCCGGTAGTGTTGTGTTGCAAGGATCTACCCAAGACGGGAAAAAAGAGCAGACAAGTACTCAGAATATTCCAAGATCAAAGGATGAACAACAAGGATTGACATTCTCATACACATGTTGGATTCGAATCGATGACTTTTCGTATCGGTTTGGTGTTCCAAAAGTTGTATTTGTCAAAGGAACTCCTGACCTAAAAGCAGCATGTCCGGCCTTACTTGTAGATGGAAACACAAACTCTTTACTCGTGAAACTGGATACATTTGGAGCTCAAGAAACAATTTCTGTTCCAAACATTCCTGCAAAGAAGTGGTTATTTGTTGGAATTGCAGTGAATCAGGAATCTGTGGATGTGTACATCAACGGAACACTGTTTACTCATCATAGTATTTCTCAAGTTCCAAAACAGAATAGTTCTCCTGTACACACAGGAGTTTCAGGTGGATTCGATGGAAAGATTTCAAATCTACAATATTACACGTCATTCTTAGATGCATCTGGCATTCAAAGTGTAATGAGTAGTACACCAAAACCAGATCCTGCGGATACTGGAGCAGCACTGCCTCCTTACTTTGATATTACATGGTGGTCAGGGCGCAAATGAAAAATGAATTAAAAGGAAAGTATGCATTCAATACAAACATGTCAAGTAATATAATCCGTCTACGACGAGACATTGCGGATAAAAAACTAGAGTTACGTGCATTGGAAGTTGGGATGTCACACAAAAACAATCCACATGTACAAGCATGGACACGTCGTAAAATTCGACGTGAGTTTGAGATGAAAATGTTTAAGAAAATACGTATACCGGTGGGTCCATGGGACCATGACTTAGATATGTACCCTGACTTCAAAAAGATATATGAGATTCCGCGTACAGACGGATACAAAACATATCTACAACGTGGTCCTGCATTATCTTGGAATGGGTACGTAGAGGTTCCAAATGGTCATCCAGTATTGGATACAGAATTCGATGATGAGGATCCTCCCCAAGAAATTACATTCCGATCGAAAAATAAGTTTGGATTTGATCATTCACATATAACAGATTTAACTCCAATGTTATCTATATATGATTTGAATCCGAAAGCATTGAAGTATTCTACCTATGAGGATGTAGTCAAAGAACTCGATGAACTTGTCAAGTACTTCAAGTCGTATGTATAGTGTAATGGAGTACTACAAAACTCTCATACACGGTCTTCGCAAGCCAAGACGAAAACTTGCGGTATTTATGTGTGGAAGTCCTGGAGCAGGGAAAACAACCTATCGAGAAAAGCATAGACAAGATATGCATATTCCTTCGAATGTAGTTGTACTCAATCTTGACGATATTTATGCACGAACAAAAAGTTACAAATCAAAAGATATATTGAATTTTTGTATGATGAAAGCAGCCGAGGATGGTTACTCTATATATTACGAAGGAACATGCCGAGATTCTGCTCGAAGTATCGAACAATTGAAAATATTGAAACGGAAAGGATACTTTTTGAAACTTGGGTTCGTGTATGCAGATCTAGATACTGTATTGAATCGAGTATCGAAACGTGTGAATCAACCAACACCGGAGAGTGTTGTACGACATATGTATTCCCAAATACATACACATGCACATGAGTACATGGATCTGAACTTATTGGACGAAATATACTTGTTCAACAACGAAAAAACATCACAATTAATTTTGTACGTACAAAAGAAGCAGATTCATTGCGTGTCTCCACACCTAAAGTTTTACTTTGATATTGCAGAGTACTGTTAGCTATTTTTGGTTGCAGATAGTTGAGCGCGTGCAGAAGCTGCTTGGGCTGCTCCTTGGGACGCTTGCTGTTTCATAGTATCAAACTCTTTTTTCAAAGTATCTATTTGCTTTTGCATTCCTTGCGTATCTTTTTGCAAAGAAAACAGAGTTGGAGGGTTTGTCATGTGTTCTTGGGTGTAGATACCATACGCGACTAACAAGAGAAACATCCCTAGCAAAAAGATATGCTTCATTTGTGTATGCATTAGAATGTGTATTCTTGGATGTTTTTTCCAAGAGTATCATAGACTCCAAATTTCACAGAGTATCCGGTTGCTTGGGCAGCGGAGCTTGGCTGTGTTTTGTGTCTGCATGACGTTCCTGCCGAATAAAATGTGAATGCATCGGCAGGAGTGAGCATCCGTGGATAATGATAGAAATTGCATATGCGTCCAGAGAACCCACCATCCGGAGTGAGTTGAATGTCTCCAATCGTCGGTTTTGGAACACCGGAGAGGAAGCAAGACTTCACAAGTTTTCCATCAATATAGATATCCAAGTTGCGTCCAAAGACAGTCACGGAAACAGAGAACCATGTTTGTAGAGGGATATTGGGAACTTCACATGTGAATACATCATCTGAGGACCCAGAGTGACCGGCAGGAGCAGGAGTTATTTTGGATGAACCTCCTTCCGAGGAAGGAAAAATGCTGACAGATACCTGAAGGGAGTTGTCTGTAGGATGTAATGAAATAGATGGATTTTGAACTGCTGAATTTGTGGTATCCGGACGCTTGACAATCGATTTAGATTTTCCATACCCGTAATTCCAATCTTGAATGAACATCCACCATTGCATACCGTATCCTCCATCTTTTTCATTCGATAAGGGAGCTTTGGATGCAGGAATTGTAGCGGAAGATGTTGCATTATGATACGAAGGTGCAAGATCTGAGTTCCCCATAAATGAAAACAGATTGGAGAACGGGGATGTGCTGGGTGGAGCAGTAGCCTTTGTAGATATTTGCTGAGGTAAGCTTGGAGTAATTGTTCCATCCACTGCCGTATATGTTTTCAACATTGAGTTCCCTTGATAATATCCAATTGTCAATGTACCTTGTGTTGTTGGAGCTCTTGTTCCTCCTAAGATCGCGTATCCGACTGTGAAACTAGGAATAGTTGTCTGATCGACAATCATATTATTCAGAGTGTTGACAAGGGTTGAATTCTCAATAATATTGTTTCCGGATGTGTCGACATAGGATGTCGATCCAGAATCAATGTATAGAATATTCGAGGAGGGAATAATATCTGTTGGATTCCATGCTTTAATTCCTAGGAAATCGTATCCTCGAACTATATAGAACAACCAGTCGATAAGAAATAACAATCCTACCGCCACAACGACAAATACAATAACCCACGTGAATGGCTGCACCCACCACCATGCTGCATTCGCAGCTTTTCTTGCCATATCTGCAGCAGCTGAAGCCGCTGCACTTGCCGCTTTCGCTGTTTCCTGTTGATACTTTTCTGCTTGACGTCTCAGATCGTCCAGTGGAATTGTTGCTCTAGATAGATCTGGAACAAAAGAAGGTAATTGGGCCGACATTTGTTAAAACAACGGAAGTAAAAACGGACGTTTATACAGTCAAATGGTAGACAGAATAATGTATTGCAATAATTGCGGTGAAAGCGGGCATGTATTCCGAGCATGTCCATATCCAGTGATATCATGTGGTATCTTGTTTATACGAGGAACGTACGAACCTCTTGTGCTTCCTACTGATCCAAAATCAGTGGGAGTTCTCATGGTTCGAAGAAAAGACAGCATGTCTTACACAGAATTCATACAAGGAAAGTATGATGTACATGATTTAGGGTACATTGAAAAGCAGATTCAGAACATGACAATCGATGAACAATCTCTTATTCTAACATCTTCATTTGAGAATTTATGGAGTCGAGTGTGGGGAAACAGCCGTGATCATGACTTCGAACTTGCAAAGCAGAAATTCGAATCTGTGAATCGTAAAGATTTTGTAGACAACGCTCGGTCTAAGTTTTCAGAACCGGAATGGGGATTTCCAAAAGGAAGACGTATGCGTGGAGAATCCGATATAGAATGTGCCAAGCGTGAATTCTTTGAGGAAACAAACATTCCTGCGGAGGCATATACATTGCGACCGGACCTTGAATTTTCTGAAATGTTTGTGGGAACAAATGGTGTCAAGTACAAACATGTATATTTTGTAGCGACTATGAACAGCTCAAAGTATATGAATCTGAAACAAAAGTTCACCCCCAATCAGCGACGTGAAATATCTGCAATTGCATGGAAATCTCTCAGTGAATGTAAAACAATTATACGTCCACACTATTCGGAACGAAAACGTATGATTACGGAATTAGAGAAAATGGTTTCTCTTGGTTCGGTATAATGAACTTCATTCTGTCAAGTGCCGGAGTGTTTGGAGTCATGTACTTCAGTGGAACAACTATATCACTTCTGTCTACTCAACTTCAGTGTTCCAAAGTTGGGGTCTTTACATCTGCATTGCAAGGAGCATACTCCGCCATGCTTCCAACGATCGTGTATGTGCTTGCCCGATATTTTTCATGGATACGGACACCATTTTCATCGACGTTCGAAATGTTTGGAGTCTCGCCGTCCTATTCGGAGACATTGGGAGTTGGGTACTTGATTATGCTTGCCGGATGGGTATCGATTGTCTCCAATATAAATCAAAGTGAAAAAGCAGTATGTCAAGCAGATCTGAAGGAAATGACTCTCTTCAAAAAGAAACTGATGGCAGAGCTTGCTGCAAAAGAAGCCGCAAAGGAGAAAAATGCTTCTGCCAAGTAAGTAATGGAGTACGTTACATATAAAAATATCAAGGTTCCAATCAAAACAATTCCAAAAGGAAGTCTATTGTTTCGATTGGGTGCGAATGAGAATGATTTTCGAGGTGTTCCAAAAAAAAATGGAACCCGATGTATTCTTTCGAATCACAATGTCTTTTTTTATCCGAACCCATTTGCAGGAAAAGCTGCTTTGTATGATTTCAAAGACTCTGACTTTAGTAGAATTGGAATCTATGTATTGACTCATGATATTCAAGTGGTGTGGCTACTGAATCCATCTCCATTCACTCGTCGATCGAAGAATGCAGGAACAGGTTTCTTGAAACGATGTTACACAGTACGGAAAGGATGTGTGGATATCAAGTCAGGTAAAGGGTTGCATGCGCGATACAATCCTTGTTTCGATGAAGAATTTATTGCAAAGTATCCGAACATTGTAGGAATGATTGCGAATGCGTTTGGAGATAGTGAAAAGATGTCAAGGACGTTTCCACACCTACCTCCCTACAAAAAAAAGTTCTTTCATTTTGCAGAGGATGCGGAAGGAGTTCGAATGATTCCAGAACTTATTCTACATCCTCTAAAAAGACGTCCTCGTAAAGATATTATTGTGTATCCAAACGATATACTTGAAAACAATTATGAACCAATCGCAAACTTAAGTGTGGAAAAAGATCAAACAAAGCTGGTGACCTTCATGAATCGTCATGCAAAATATAATCCAGAAACGTTTTTCTATCAAATTAAGTAATTACAACGAGTGATTCAACATGTATACGACGGACAAATAGGACACAACTGCAAATATAAACATCCACCACCAAACCGGAAATACGGTGGAACCTGCAGAAATACCAAATGGTCGAACGGATCCATTCTCGTCAAATGCGAGGGCAGGTTTTATGTATAGAAATAATGCGACACAAAAGAGGTAGATGGCTACCATCCAAAGTCTAGGATTTTTGCGAAGTATTTCTTCCATTGTAATACCATACTAAGAATAATGGCAGGACAATTCGTGCTTCCCAATCGAAAAGCATTCTCAGACTTTATTACTCGAATTTTTCTAAAGTATCGAAAAACAGATGTCGATCCTCTCGATGAAGAAGATAAAAGCATAGATTTATGTTTACAATCCGGATCCAATACTCGTGAACTCTATCCGTATCAGAAAATTGTTCGTGAGTACTTGTTGATGGAAACACCCTATCGCGGTCTACTTTTGTATCATGGTCTTGGATCCGGAAAAACATGTTCATCGATTGCAGTTGCAGAATCCCTTCTGTCCAAAAAGAAAGTATACATTTTACTTCCGGCATCTCTGTCGGATAACTACAAAGGTGAAATTCGAAAGTGCGGAGATCCGATCTATGCGTTCGAACAGTACTGGTCCGTACATACATTAACCTCCGACAATCGAGACCAAGCAAAAGCTATGGGGATTTCGGATAAGTTTCTAGATGCAACCGGTAAGTTTTACGTAACATCTCCGGACAAAGAACCGAACTTTAAAACATTGGAACGAAGTATTCAGGCAGGAATCCGAGCTCAGATTCATGATATTATAGATCAGCGTTTTGAGTTTATCAATTACAATGGATTAACGAAACAAAGTATTGAAACTCTTCCTGCAACATTTGATGATTGTGTCATTATTATTGATGAAGCGCATAACTTAATTAGTTACGCAATGAAAGAGAGTATTCGTAAAGTACTGTATGACAAACTATACAATTCTCGAAATTCAAAAATTGTTGCCTTGTCCGGAACACCTGCAGTGAATCGACCTCGTGAAATTGCGTTTCTAATGAATTTGTTACGAGGACCTATTGAGCGTATTTCCATTGTCGCCAAAACGGCAACAACATGGGATGAGTCGGCCATGTCGTCTGCGTTTCGAAAGATTGTGGATATCGATACCATTGAATACAATTCTGTGAAACGAATGTTCTTGTTGACTCGGAATCCTCCTTATTTTGAAAGTCAGTATAATGAAAAGGGTGAACGAATTGCAGTGAAGTACAATAAAGACTTGCCGTACAAACCGGACATAAAAGAATGGGTATCGACATGGAAAGACGAATTCACATCCAAAGTTGCCGGAATTGAGTTTCCGGATCCAACTACGTTTCTTGTTGAAAAACTCGATTTACTCCCGACAGATCATGAAACGTTCACAAATATGTTTATTGATGGTCTATCTGTGAAAAACTCAATGTTATTTATGAGACGCATTCAAGGGTTGGTGTCATACTTCAAAGGAGCAGATGAACGTTTAATTCCAAAGCGTCTGGAGGAAGACTCTACATTAGTGAAAGTTCCTATGTCGGACGAACAGTTTCTACGGTATTTGGAGGTGCGTTGGGTAGAAGTACAACGGGAGTCTCGACGAGGACGATCTGTGAACTTGGATGAAGATATGGGTTCATTTCGAATGTCGTCACGCTTAGCATGCAATTATGCAGTACCACCTGAACTACGAACACTTATTCAAGAAGGATCTACAGAAGAAACAGTTGTGCCCAAAGACGATATTCTTGCAAAAATGAAAGCAAATCCGGAGCGCTTCTTGCATGAAGATTCACTTAAAAAGTTTGCCCCAAAACTTCTTGCGATCCTCAAAGATCTGAAAGCAAATATGGGCGAGCCAACAAAATTCAATAATCAGTTCGTGTATTCCCAGTTTTTATCCTTGGAAGGTATTGGTCTATTTACTGCCATATTGGACAGCAATGGGTTTCAGCCATACAAACTTGTGAAAAAAGCAGGACAGTGGGAGGAAGGGGATATGAAAGAAGGAGTTCCTGCGTATGCACTGTTTGTAGGCGGTGGAGATGAAGAACGTGAACTTGCTCGACAAGTATTCAATCAAGATTATGGGGATACATTTCCACAATCACTGAAAGATTCAATTCGGGAGCACCGTTTATGTGTATTTCTAGGATCGTCTGCTGCTGCAGAAGGTATTACATTAGCAGATGTACGCCGAGTCCATATTATGGAACCGTACTGGAATCCTGCACGTATTGATCAAGTGATTGGGCGTGCAATCCGTATTTGTTCTCATCGTAAATTACCGATGGAGCAACGAACTGTTGTGGTGAAAATGTATATGTCTGTGTTCACTGCAGACCAACAAACTTCGAATGAAGGTCCCAATCAAGTACCAATTCGCCGCAACGATACTGTGTTGAAACGGTACGATGGAGATGGAGCACGTGAAACATTTATGAGCGCAGACGAATATTTGTATGAAGTCGCGTATGAAAAAGGACGAATTATCAAGAACTTATCATTGCTTCTGAAACAAGCAGCAATTGATTGTGAAATACATAGACGTCTGCATGCCCGAGAAACTCCAGTCATTCACTGTATGCGTTTCGACACAACCACAAAAGGAGATGATTTAGCATACAATCCTAGCTTCAAAAGCGACGATCGAGATGCATTGTATTTGCGAAACATTTCACGACGAAAGAGAAAGCTACAGCTTGTAAAAGTAAAAGGAATCACATTAATATTGGATCCGGACACGAATGAAATCTTTGATGCACCTGCATTTCGGGATACGCAACGACTCCTCCGACTTGGAATTCGAAAGGCTGCAGGAGAAATCCAGTTTTTCTCTGTAGTCTCATAATATGGCATCATCCAACAACCAACGTGGAACTCGAAATATGTCTGCAGGGGATTGGATTCGACTGAAACGTATTCGAGGGTCTGCTTTGTTGCCAAACAGTACATTTCAAATTCAACCGATTGTTGGAATTCCACCCAACAATGAAAACTCAAACACCTTTGTACTTGCATGCATTGATCCTCGATTTACGGCTGCACTGGAAGACTACCTTCTTAACACACTGGTCGGATCGTATGATTTATTTGTCTTGGCAGGATCTGCATTGGGTGGAAACCTTACTGGACATGGAAGTGGAATTGGATTGTGTTCGGTCGTGTCCACAGGAAACAATTGGCAAACAGCATTGCTTGAACATATTCAAGTTGCAATTACTCTACATGATGTCCAGCAAATTCTAATTGTTGATCATTTAGATTGTGGTGCATATGGTGCATGTGGTGGAACGGACACGTCCACGGGTCACAACGCTCAGTTTACAACACTCCTTGGGCTTATTGATGCTCATACATTTTATACGAATGCAGGATCCACTGCAACCGGAAGCGCAATTTTTGGATCGAATATTTTCGGTTACTATTTTGATCATCCATCCGGATCAACGACTGCACTCACTACCTATACAGGAAATGTTGTCTCTACACAACACTTTCCAAACACAAGTGGTGCAAGCGTGCTTGTACTTGGATGTATTGATCCTCGTTTTCTAGAGATGATGTCTTGGTTTCTACTCAATTACAAAGAAGTGAAGTTCAATTATGATCTATTTATTCTTGCAGGTTCGTCCTTGGGTGCAAACCAGTCGTATACATCGTACCCTACACTTCGCGCATCCACAAGCAAAGGATCGTATCCAGGTGGAATACAGTTGGATGGAACACACTATCTAGGTGTGAATTGGGGTCCTACGTTGTTTGATCACATAGCTGTTGCGAAGCAATTGCACCAAATTACAGAAGTATGGGTGTTTGATCACTTAGATTGTGGGGCATACAAAGCAATTCAAAATATACCTACAGATCTAGATATTGGTCTGCATACAACCGAGCTTCGAAAACTACAAGGATTTATTGGCACAAGACATTCGGATCTTTCGTTCAAAGGGTTTGTGATGGATACGAACGGATTGATTGTGAATGTTGTGGATGATGGAAAAGGCATAGATGTTCCTCTTCGTACATTTGGAAGCTCGCGTATTCGAAATCCTTCTTCCGATATAACAGACCAAAAAGCATTTCAGGCATCGGATTACACGACTCAAGTTGGAAAAAGTATAGTTGGTACGCGTCTCTGTGATTGCAGTACCTTTGACCCTATCAAGCACAACCCACTCGCAACACTATGCACGTACCAAAAAGGAGGAAGTTAAACACATGCAAAGAATAATATAGAGAATGCCCGGTGGACTCATGCAATTAGTAGGAAAAGGAGCACAGGATCAATTGGTGACTGGAAACCCATCCTTTACCTACTTTCGAGGAATGTATAAACGTCATTCGGATTTTGCGATGGAACATTTTCGATTGTATTTTCGAACCAAGAACATGAGCTTGCCTCCTTCCGGAAGCCTCACTTTGACTGCAAAAGCAGAGAGGTATGCTCAGCTACTTCATGACTGTTACCTAAGTATTCAGCTTCCGGATATTTACTCTCCGGTTGTCTCAGTTCCACACGGGAGCCCAACACTTGCTCCGGATGCTACCGCGATTGGATACGAGTTCCAGTGGGTGAGGAATATTGGATACAATTTGATCAACTATGTTGCAGTAACAATTAATGGTCAAGAAATTGTGCGTCATACTGGAGAATGGATGAAATTGTATGCACACACAAAGTTCGATGCAAACAAGAAAAAAGTATTGAATGAATTAGTTGGACATGTTGTGGAAATGTATGATCCTGCGAATGCGTTTGACCGAATGAACCAGTATCCTCACTCTATATCGACTTCCTCCGCATCTGCTCCATCCATTGCAGGACGAGTATTAACGATTCCTCTTCACTTTTGGTTTTGTGAAAGTATTGGAAGCGCGCTCCCATTGATTGCACTGCAGCACTCCGAAGTGGATATTGTAGTCGATCTAAAGAACATCTATCAGTTGTACACGGTATTGGATACAGACATTGGTAGTCCAACCTTTGGAACACGGATTGCTCCCCCTCCAAATATAACTACATTTTTATCCCCACCACTTCAAAGCACGCTGCCGACCAACACTGCACTGACGTCATGGAATATGAATCCTTTTATCGAGGCAAACTATATTTTTGTATCGGACGCAGAATTAGCACATATTGCATCGACAGACCATTCGTTTCTGGTCACACAAATAGATGTACGTCAAGCACTGGGACAATATGGTCCTTCCAACGATCTAGAATTAATGCTACGAAATTTATGTACGCGAGTCATTTGGGTTGCACAACGCAATGATCGTGCTCTTCAGAATGATTATGATAACTATACAAATTGGGTCGATCCAAATAAATCTCCTCTGCAAAGCAATTCACACTATATGACACCATGGTATAGTGCAGGAATTCAAGAGTCTACGGGTATTACGTCACGAGATATTTTATTAGAATCTGCAATTATTTTGGATGGCAAAGAGCGATTCAATACGAAACAAGTTGAATTCTTTAGTCATATTCAGAATTATCGTCACAATACAGGAACTACAATTACAGAGCTTGCAGGAATGTACATGTACTCTTTCGCACTCGATCATGACAAAGGTCAGCCATCCGGACACATTAATGGATCTCAGTTCAACAAAACGATTCTACGAAATACGTATGTAGAACCTCCACTTGGATTTATGGTGGGAATGAATGCTCCACCGAACAATGTATGCGTGCTGAAATCGACTGCAAACAATCCAAATCCAACGGTTGTGAATCCTGCAGCTGTCGACAAGCAAGGAAACAGGTTGTACGCAGCGAACGATGTTGTATACATTGTCCAAAAGACATCAGGAAATACGTTGGCATACACGTATAATGTTCGAGCATTTGTAGAATCCTATAACTTTCTGCGAGTTATGAGTGGAATTGCAAATGTCGTGTTCTCTTCATAATAATAAGAATGTCGACAGGATTAGTTATACAAAATGCGACCTATGCAGGAACAGATGTTACATCCGCTGTGTCCAAACAGGTTCACGATGGAACTATAAACTTTACAGTGAGTCCTGCCACGTTTGGAATGGAGGATCCATCTCCAGGTGTTATGAAAAGTGCATCGATCCGATACAGTATAAATGGCGGAAGCTCCAACAGCATCACCGCCAAAGACGGAGAATTAGTACATATAAATGCACCTCCCAAACGTGATGCGTCCGGTCTTCAAATTACGAAAGGTGAATATGGATATGCAGGAAATTATACAGACGTCACAAATGCTCTTCAGGATTTAATGAAAGATGGATCGATCAATATTACAGTTGGGTTCAAACAGCTAGGATTACCTGACCCGAACCCAAACAAGCAAAAAAATCTGATTGTACAGTACACATTAAATGGAGCTGCATCGGAAGATGTACTTGTGGATGGTCAACCGTTTCAACTCAGTGCACCTCCAAAAGAGGAAGCTCCTCATCCACTCAAAGATGGCGCATCGAGTCTGTTTGGAATCCTATTTTCCGCCATATTTAAATTCTTAGGAACATTTCTATATGCATGGTCTGTATTTATTGCCTACCGTTTTGGAAACCAATTGATTAGTCCGTACTTGTGGGGAGCACTTGCATTCTTTTTACCTGGGTTTGCATTCTGGGGACTTCCTATGATTGTATTCTGGATTCGATTGTTCTCGTCATCAGATGTTTACGTAGAGAGTGTGTCTGTATAGTAATGATACCTGATGTGTACAAAGACAAGTGGCAAAAAGTATGGAAACAAGTATTGGATATGGCATACAACGGTAGTCATATCGAATCAGTTATTTCTATTCCATACGACAGTATTGAATATGATATTCTAAAGTTCTGGATGAAGAATGATCGTGAGTCTGAGCAACTCACATTGGAGTATGTTTGGAAACAGTATGATGATACAACTCTGAATGTGGTTCCACAGTTAAAAACTATCTATGTTCCAAAGATACTTTTTGATTGTTTAGGTGTGAATACATTCATGCAGACATGCTTCCCATGCTGTCAACTTGTCTTTTGGGAAGACAAGTCTATGCCTTAGGAAGCTTCATCTTCTCAAACTGGCCCTTTCCAATGAACCCGCCTGTGAAGACATCCTCTCCATCCACAGTCTTATAGACACGTCCTGACTTCTCACCTACTGCATAGGTAATCTGTTGGAACTTCACCTCAATGTACTCCTCATCCTCCTCTCCTTCATCCTTCTCAGACTCCGCTTGGTTCTTCGCCTCGTCCTCCTCCGGAGTAGGAGGAGGTCCGTAGCCGGCACCTGCGTTCGCAGGGCGCTTGCTCTCTGCGAAGTTCTTGATGTGGGTTGTAAGAGATTCGCCGGAGTAGTCGTCGTCGTTCATTCCCTCAATGTACGCGACACACTCCTTCTTGTTGGAGTCGTTGAACTCAAGATCTACGCTCTTCAGGGCGTTGGTGAGTGCAGTCGTCATCGCAGGAGACCAGCGCTTGATACGCTTGTCCTTCTTCTCCTGCTTTGGTGACTCCTTCGGAGCCTTCTTGGGAGACTCCTCCTCGACAGATCCGAGAAGCTTGTCAAGCTTCTTCTTCTCCTTGTCGATCTTCTCCTGCTGCTTCTCGACGTCCTTCACCTTCCCATCGTCTAGCTTTGACTGCCAGAGAGCGATGTTCTTGCGACAGACCTCGATCTTGTCATCGTCGTCCTTCTTCGCGCGAGTCTTCTTCTCAGCCTGTGGAGGAGATCCCATCTTCTCCACGAAAGCCTTCAGTTCTTGAAACTCAGCACGCAGCTCAGCAATCTCATTCTTAAGGCTGTCAATCTGCTTGTTTGCGCTCATCTTGTGTTCTTAGACTACATCTGTCGTAATTTTTGAGAATCCGTTTTCAATATTTTGTACGCAATTCTCAATTGTTGAATCTTAGATTCCCAGATATCTTGTTTCGATTTCCACACCATTTGTTCTTGAAAAAGACGATCGAGAACACGTCGCAGAATATCTAGACATCGAAATTCTGGGTATATCGTTGTATCAAACGTGTTCATATAATATACTTGCAATGCAGGACTCCGTAGAATATCTCGATCTTCATCGTACTCCTCCACATTCAATTTTCGAACTCGAAATTCAATGTGTTCGGAAATGCATTCTTTCTGCACCGATTGAAAAATCGGATCTGTTGGCGAATATGTAAATCTGTACACAAAATCAACACGAACGTAATTCATTGACAGATTAGAAGAGAATATGGATGTAGTCTTTTCCGCACCACTCCCATTCGATATCCTCGTTCTCTAGACTTCGCAAAAGAAGTTCAATGTCATGATCCTTCATGTCAGACACAATGAAGACGTCATTTGCAGCCTCGCGAATTCCTTTGTCGACAAAGCTCTCCCAAAGAACTTCGTCTGTAGAACACGGAAGATACTTCACAAATTCGAGCAATGTATTTCGATCTCGATGATCGTATCTACATCCCCCGTTCTCCGGAGACTT